GAAATATATAATATTCCAGTAATGTTCCCATCAGCAGGAGGAGGTATATTATCCTTCCCTATTAAAAAAGATGATGGTGTATTACTTCTGTTCTCAATGAGAGATTTAGATAACTGGGAAGATAGTAATGGAGTAGATACACTACCCCCCTATTCCTCTAGAAACCATGCAATGACAGATGCTATTGCAATAGCAGGACTATATACTAAGAATAATAACCTACACCCTAACCCTACAGACGTAGAGATTAAATTTGCTGGCTCTTCTATTAAGATGAAACCTAACGGGGATGTAGTAGAAGATGTGTTTAAGGATAAGATACTTAATATACCTAATGGCTCCTTAAAGATCAATACTCCTAGTATCTTACATAATGATGTAGAGATAGGCGAAACACACTATCATGAACAAGCTAACGATTCAGATGGTAACACACAGGAAGATACGGAGCATGTATTTAGATGAGTGTAGATTATTTATTAGGTGATGATGGTGATATAGTCATAGTAAATGGCTCACCACAGTATACGAGTACAATAGAACAATCCAGTAAACAGCAAGCTATTATTAGCCTAAACACTTATAAAGGTGAATGGGATTTCAATACCTTAGCTGGAATACCTTGGATTAAGAATGAGAATAACAATGTTTCTGTTCTAGGTAAAGGTACTAAAGAGTTATTAGATTCATTAGTACAGCAAGATATCCTAGATAGAGAGAATATAGTTAAGATTATTGAATACAACTCTGTATTAGATAATAGTACAAGAGTACTGTCATTATCTTTTATAGCAGAAACTAACGAAGGTAGTACTATCACTATAAATGATGTCCTATCAATATAATTAATATGGAGGGGATATGGCAGAATTAACAGAAGAAGGGTTAGTCATTAGGCGACAGCCAGAAGTACTAGCCAGTATGTTATCTTCTTATCAAGAATTAGTAGACCCTAATCTAGCTATTAGAGACGATGAGAAGTTTGGACAAGATGCTAATATCACAGCAACAAAGATAGCTGAACTAGAAGAAGGATTAGAAGTAGTAGTTAATTCTCAGAATCCTCTTAAAGCAGAAGGTACTAGCTTAGATGATATAGGTGTACTACTAAATGTGCCTAGACAGGCAGCAGCTAAGTCCTACACATCTACACAGAGTTTTACACAGCAGAATGGTTACATATTAAACACTGGATCTATATTAGAAAATCCTAATACATTAGATAGGTTTGTCACTACAGCCTCTCTTACTATTACAACTAATGCTTGTACACGAGTAGAGTATTCTATCAATACAGTATTGGATTCTACATTATATAGAATTAATATTAATGATACAGCTTATACATTTACAAGTGATGGTAGTGCTACAGCTTTAGAAATAATTACTGGATTAAAAGCATCTATTGATACAACAAGTCCTACGTTATTTACAGCTACATTAGATACAGATAATACTTACTTAGTTATTGAAGGTGTTAATAATCAAGTATTAAAAGTATCTACATTGGCTTATATGTCAACACATAATGTTACATCATTAGGTTATGTAGAAGCACAAGAGTTTGGTTCTATAGATGCTCCGTCTAATAGTGTTACAAACATGATCACATCTTCTAGTGTAACTACTACTAATTCTACAGCCTATATCACAGGACGCGATAAAGAGTCAGATGAGATATACCGTACAAGGATGCTTACCACTCAAGGAACAGGGGGTAAGGCTACCGTAGAAGCTATACAAGATGATGTAACAGTAACAGAAGGAGTTACAGTAGCTAAGGTTACAGAGAATGACACAAGTGTTGTAGATGGGGAAGGAAGACCTGCTAATAGTTTTGAGACTGTTGTTCAAGGGGGTGTTGATTTAGATATAGCTACAGCGGTAAGAGTAGCTAAACCTGCTGGTATTCAATCTTATGGTAATACAGGTGTTGTAACTACTAATAAGTATGGTACTCAGAAAACTATATACATTACTAGACCACCTACCATTAACTTAGCATTTAAAGTTGAGTACACAGAGCATACAGAGACTAGCTTTCCCTCAGATGGTGTTGACTTAATTAAAACATCTATCGTAGAGAGTACAGATCAGTTATCACTGGGACAAGATGTAATACCTATTAACTACTTTGGTGGAATTATCACAGCAGTAGGATCACTAGAAGCTCTTATAGTAAGTGTACAGCAGATAACTAATCAAGGGGATACACCTAACCCTGTTAACTGGCAGACAACTAAACTATCTATTTCAGATTCAGAATACGCTAGGACTATACCCTCAGATATAACTGTTGAGGTGATCTAATGGCAACACCTACTAAACAAGATGTAGTTACAGAGGGTTTAGATCTCCTAATAGATTTCTGGAAAGATAAACCTAAAGCACGAGGATTGCTAGAGACTCCGCTAAGAGAGTTACAGCAGGTAGAAGATACTATATTTCAACTGTTAGAAGATAGAGGTATCTTAGTTGCTGTAGGTGAACAGTTAAATAACTATGGCAGGTTATATAGTGTTCCCCGTGCTGGTATGGAGGATATGGAATATAGATTAGCTATCCTGAGACGTATAGCTATTAATAATTCAGATGGTACAGAGCCAGTCATACTAGATATCCTAGCATCCATAACAGGTTGCCCCTCTCCTCAACTATTTGAACACTATCCAGCTTTCTTTATGGGGTATGTGGATAGACGTGCTACTAGAAACTTAGCAGTTACATTAGATGAGATAGCTGCTGCTGGTGTTGGTACACTTCTAATGTTCGATGATGAGGGAGATTCTTTTGTAGGCTCAGAGATAATACCCTCTCAGGACTTAATATTCACTAATAATAATGAAGCTATAGAATTAGATGATGGTTCTATCCTAGCTACACCTTCCTATGTAGAAGTTTGGAGCAGTAATCATTCTTTTCTTCCAGAAGAAGGAGAAGATACGCTAAACCCTATGGCAGAGGTGTTCGATACTTCTCAGTTTATTGTAGAGGCAGGTATCTTAACTACTAATAATAATGAAGCTATAGAATTAGATGATGGTTCTATCCTAGCTTGGAAATTGACAACAGGATTATAACAAATGGCTGAACCAGATGTGAAACTAAGTTGGGCTACAACAGATATAGTAGAACAATATGATTTTGGAAAAGGAGAGGGGTTGCAAGCTGTCCCTAATAAACTACTACCAGCTACTCAGGTACAAGCCAGTGGTATGAGTGTCAGGCAGAATTGGCCTAGAGGTATTTTAAATTATTTATTCAATAATATCTTCCTATGGATAGATCATTTCAGGAATAGATATATTGTAGGGGATTTGCACATAACCACTACAGCAGAAGATGCTACAGCTATTAGTACAAGACTAGGAGGTACATGGACGCTTTCAGGTACAGATACTATAGGTACTGAGAGTGTAAATGTATTCAAGAAAACAGTTTAAAGAGATAAGAGATAAGATATGACAACATTAACAAGTTTTCCTATTGAAACTAAAACAGTTTCAGAGTTGACAGCTAGTATTAGCTTAGAAGATACAGATTTAATACATGTAGATCAAGGTGGCGTAGATAAGAAGTATACAGGTGCTTTACTGAAACAAGTAATGACAGACCATAGTACTATTGGAGGTAAGTGTGTAGATTCAGGCGTAGCCAATGCTTATATACTCTCACCCCTGAGCGGTAGACAAGTAGTAAGTTCATTACAAGATGGTATGAGATTCTATGCTACAGCACTAAACGCTAATACAGGTGCTTCTACTATTGTAGTACATGGAAGCAGTGCTTTACCTATTGTAGACAAGGAAGGAGTGGCATTAGTAGGTGGCGAGATAGATGGTGATTTTGAAGTAGAATATGATTCAGGTAATACTAGGTTTAGGTTATTAGATAGTACCTCAGAGGTAAAGCTGGTTAATTCTGGAACAGCAGGTATAGGTTACTGGAGATTATGGTCTGATGGTACTATAGAACAATGGGGCGGTACATCCGTAACAACCTCTTCCGTATCTCATACATTTCCTATCGCATTTGTTGCAGGTGTGCAAGCTATAACAGGAGTTCCTTACTCATCTGGTACAGGTTTAAATAGTTTTAAAATTAGGTCAGATTTAGTCACTCTCACTTCCTTCGGTGTAATAGGGGATGGTACACACGGTATGAAATTTTATGCGATAGGTAAATAAGAATGAGATATTTTAACACAGTAACAAAAACAGAAAGTGTAAGGGGTTTACATTTTATAGGGGAATTACCATCTAATGTAGTAGAACTTCCAGAGGATAATATATTCTTCTCTGGATTACCTCTAGGCTATGAGTTCACTTATGATGTAGATGGATTGCCCAGTGGTATAGTAGCAATCGACTCTACACCATCTCCATTAGACATACGCAATGAAGCCTTATCAGATATTACATACACACGCCCTACTGATGGTGTTGAAATACAAATTAGAGACTCCCAATTCTTCCCTCAAGATGAAGCTAGGATGACTAAAGCTATTAATAAGCTACAACCTCTAGAAACAGCACCTTGGATATCTAAAGATAATCAAGCTATTACTGTTACAAGAGAAGACTTAGAAGCGGTTTTAGTTTATCAAGCAGATGAGATAGAAAGAATCTTTACAGATTATATAGCCACACTATAGTAGGTAATAATATGCTCATAAGAAACATAGGTTTACTAGCATTAGCCATAGCTGCCTCTCTTCTTCTAATCCCTTTAGCTATTATAAGAAACCTTATATATAAAATAACAGACACCGAAGAGTTCAATTCTTATATATTTGCAGTAGCTCACGGGATAGATGTAATGGGAGCATCTGCCTTATTCTCCACTACATATAAAACTGTTAGTGGAGTTACAGGTAAGAAAGCAATAGAAGAGAGAGCTAGAGGATTAGAGAGTTCATATATCTATCCATTCGAGAAGTTTATTGATTGGTTATTTGATGATCCTGAACATTGTTATAAGGCTTATATTAAAGAGTATAAGCGTAAGGAGGGAGTATGAGTTTACTGGCACTAGGGTTACTCAAGTTTGTACCAGATGTAATTGATTTGTTCTCTAGTAAGAATAAGAAGAAAGAAACTATTGAATTAGTCTCTAATATAGCCAAAGAAGTTACAGGAGAGAGTTCAGTAGACGAGGCTGAACGTGCCTTATCTATCAATCCTGAGTTAGCTTATACATTTAAGATGGCAGTAATGGAGAATGAGACTATCCTAGAACGGATGGATGAGGAAAGCAGGGAGAGAGCTAGTAGTCAGTATAAGGTGCATAATGTTCAGGCAGATAAGATAGCAGAATCTATCATGTCTAAGAATCTAGTTATTATCTTCGTATTGGTGCTTATCAACGTAGGTGCTGTATTTACTACTTCCTATTTTAAGCTAGACGATCCAGCTACTATTGCTATTATATCTAATCTAATAGGTGTAGTCATAGGGCAGTTATTAGCAGAGAGGCAAACAGTAGTGTCATTCTTCTTTGGATCATCATTAGGCAGTAAGATTAAAAGTATGATAACACCTAAATAAAAGCTCCATACAGTCATTCTAAGGGCTTACTAATCTTACCCTAGCTACCCTACTACTAAACAGAGAAACGCCCTTAGAATGGAATACAGAGCCTTCTAGGGCTATGTTTTAATAGTATTAACAGAAGGAACTATAATGATAGAAGGAATATTGAAACAAGTTCCTAACCTAGTAAGTAGTGTTGGATTATCCAATACACTTATGCTTATATTTAGTGGCATACTGGTGTACTACTGTGCCTACCTAGTAAGAGCTAATGCTAAGAATAATCAAACTGCACAAGAGAACTTACAGAAGAAGCTAGCTGTAGTTGAAGCAGATCAGAAAGCTTGTCACGAAGAAAGAGAAGCATATAGGTCTGAACTAGCTACCACTAAGCTAAGAAATGATGAACTCAATCTTCTTAACAGGGAAGCTCAGAGGCAACTAAAAGCATCAGAGGTGGCTAGACAAACCACTATGGATACATTCACTAGGACTGTAGAACAGTTTATGACTAAGAATGGATAAGATATTATTTATAGAAGATTCAGAAGCACAACGCATATTAATTGAATGTTATTTAGAAGCTAGAAATGATTGCATCTATTACACCACAGAAGAAGTAGATGAGTCCTTAGTAGAGGCTGCTAATATTATCTTCATAGATTACTATTTAGGTAATACTATAGGGACTACTATAGCTAGAGATATACATAATAGATATCCTGAAAAACATATCTATATCTACACAAGTGGAGAAGGTATTGAATCAGAGTTTCCTATTATATCTAAAGATGATTTTAAAGGATTTATGGATACAATAGATGATCATATCAATAAGGAAATATAGATGGCAATATTATCACCAGAGATGTATAAAAATGTGCCATCTGATAATTGCAGAATAGGTTTATTTGATTATAATGATGCAGCAACAAGTATTACTCCTATCTCAGTTACAGGGGGTAGTACCAGTATCCTAACTAATGATGAGACTGGGGCATTCACTAATAAAACTTATGCACCTGTAGGCATTACAGATGTATGGGATGCTACTACAAATAGTTTTGATTTCTCTCAATTAAAACTAGGAGATATGGTAGATATCCGATTAGATATAACAGTAACTACTGTCAGTCCTAATACAGATGTAGGTGTTTATATATCACTAGGCACTGGAGTAGGAGAATATAATGTAGTTCTTAAAACTACAGCTTATAAGAACTCAGGTTTACAATCTCCATTCAATTCTTACTCTAGTATTTATATGGGAGATACTAATACCCTGAACAATGGAGGCCAATTGATAATAGAGGCTGATAAGGATTGTACAGTAGTAGTTAATGGATGGTATTGTAAAGTCCTAATTAGAGGGTAAATGAAATGGCAGCAACTATAACAGATATACCTATTGGTCAAACATGGGTAGATGTGAATACAACAAGTGGTATTACAGTAGGAGTGGCATTCTCTATTACTAATAAAGGGAATGGAGAGATACTAGCAATAGAGAGTACAACTACTCCAGCAGTAGACTCAGAAGATGGTGTCCCTATTACTACTAATGAACAAGGGTATGCAGAGCGTTATATTCCTACTAATAGTTTAAAGATATGGTGTAAGGCTAGATCTTCTACTATTGGTTCTACAATAACTGTACAATTAGTATAATAATAAATTATAAACGCTTGACTTTATATACCATGTATGGTAGTATCAAGAGTCAAATTAATCAATAACTAACAAGAGAGAGTAAGTGTATGTCAGGTCCAAGCTCAACACCACGTGAAAGTGCAGATAAACCTAAAGTAAGGAAGTAATAATAATGTTTGTTACTCTCTGGACTATTCTTATATGTATTTGCTTATACTATGCAGTGACACATCCTACTAAACAAGGTGCTGGTATTAGCCTGTTATTCGTAGCAGCAGCAGTTGTACCTTATGTGGTAGGTAAGTTAATATATAATCTACCTATGCCTCAGATACACCTATTCAACTCTATGGCTGCATTTACAGTAATAACTACCATAGCATGGTTAGAGGATTCTACTTTAAGAGATAGGGTAGTTTACTTATCTATTGCAGAGGTAGTATTAAATATACTAGGAGCTGAAAGCTGGTTTGAGTATCACTATATACATTTTAGTAATAGTATATTTGATATCACAGGTGTATCCTTAACTACACTATTAGGGGAGAATTGGATATACAACTCATTACTTATTCTATTCTATCTAGTAGCTATATACATTCTATATGATAAAGAAGATAGGGAACAGTATGTCGGAAATGGAGTATTACAGTTTATTGGTGATACAGTTCTTAATTCTAGTGTGTGCTTTAAAGGTATGGAAAAATGCTCAGAGAAACAGAAGGACTCGTAAGAGAAGCAAGTCCAATAATAGGAGGAGGGTTAGGAGGTAGTGCAACGTTATTAACCCTCACATTAGCATTTGCTTCTCTATTTGCAGTGCTAGGTATATTCCTAATGTGGAAACAGAATTGTAAGAGTAATGAACGTATTAAGAAAGAATTAGATAAGAATAAGAAAGGAAGGGAGGCTTGCGAAGCTAGAGAGCAGAGGACTAATAAAGTATTAGCAGAAGTTAGGGTTTCTTTAGATAAATGTGAGAAGAGAGGAGAGGAGCTTAATCAGCTTAACAAGGAATCTCAGCAGAAGATAAAAGATGCTATAGTAGCACAAGAAACTATGTCTAAGATGTTACAGGATACATTCAGTAAGGTTATGGATAAAATGGATTAGGGCTGTGATAGCCCTTTAGGTTTATAATCTGGTTCTACTCTACCCCTCTGGGGTGGAATCGGATTATTCTATATCATGTGATGTATCATTTCTAGTTAAACCTCTAGGGTGCATTACCCAGTTATAATCTAGATCGTGATTATGTGCATTACCTATCATATTGTACTTATTATCCGATATAGATACTCTAGCAAATGTACGGTAACTTGGAGTAACATCAATAGGACATCTATGTACGTGTTTATGGTTAATCCTAATAACATCAAGTTCAGGATATTTAACAATATTCTCTTGTCTAACTTGATCATTCATATTTTGCATAGCAACTTCGTGGTTATCAGAGAGATAAAACTCTTGATTACAAAACTCAGTAGGGTATTTGTTAGTCCATATATAGTTAATATCCTCAGTACCAAACCCATCAGTATGCCACCCCTGTCTTCCTCCTAAGCAACTAGGCTCTACCCATAGACTCTTCACTGTGAGGTAGATATACTTACCATTTGCGCTCTCACCTTCATTGTTAATACACATCTTTACAAAACTTTCATACCCCATCAGTGACTTAGGTATTGTTACCTCATCTTGACCTGCCAACCTAATAGGCATATAAAGTACATACATTAGCTCCCAACATGGTGTTACAAACTTTCCTATGTTCACAGGGTACTTACTATCCTTCATGACATAACCTCGAATATATACAAACCTAATTCCATCTGTACAAACACTGCACAGAATCCTATATACTTTAACTCTACATCTACAGGCATTGCTGCACCTGTCTTGAATGCCTTAAACTTACGTACTTTTAGAGGAGCATCTGTATTAACTACAGCCCATAACCAAAACATCCCTCCTTGATCTTCCATACGAATAATATCTGCACCTTCTGGTAACATCATCTCAAAATCTTCCAGTACTGGCATCTGATACTTAAAAATAATCCTCCCCGAATCCTTTGACATCTTTGGGCCTCTCGTAGTCTCATCCCACGTATCACTCATAATCTTCTCCTATAAATAGTTATCTACTACTGTAAAGTCATTACCAAATGCTTCTATAAGACTGCCCATAATTTTAGAGGTACTTTTCCATCTAGTTGCATCCTCTTTATGTGTCTTAATAAGGTTCTTACCTCTGGAGTATGTAAGATACTTACCAAATATTTTATCCTCTTTAACTATGTACTCGACACCCCATCTACCAATTACAGGGAATACCTTAAACCGTAATGTATCATCACTCACCGCTTCATCCCCTCTCGTACAATATCTTTAGTTATGTAATGGAAGGCATCGTCACTTCGATTACCACTCTGAAACCACTTCTTATCTAACCTCTCTGTACCCAATACAATAGGGCCACACTTCATCTTACCTTGCCATGTATAACAGCAGATATCTATAATCCACTTAGAATTGATTGTATCGAATCCTGCATTGAATAATATCTTATCTATCTCTGGATGATCTACATCTACTAACTCCAGAGGTAACTGTCTAGGTACTTTAATACCTCTACGAAATGTCCTAACTTCCTTCTCTATAGCTAATCGTTTATTAACTAATGTGAAAGCTTCCTCTGCTGTATGGTCTCCTGTCTCCATAATCTGATTAAATAATTCTTTCTTAAATGACTCTTCATTGTCTACCACAAGTGTTAACTCCGCTACTGCTGTCATATTATTGTTTTCTTATGTTATAAGGTTATTGTTTATATTTCATCTGTGTCTATAGTAAAATTAACATACTCTTTCTTAGTATCTCTAGTAATATCCCCTTCTACAGCACACATAGTTACTTCTAGTATAGGATACTGTATATTAGAGTAAGGATCATACTCAGTATCCAATTCTAACATAGCTCCATGTTTAAGTAATAACTTCTTCAAATCCTCCCTAAACTCTTCTTCACGTTCTTCTGCTGTAATCATGTATCTACACCCTCTACATATTCCATACTATAATCACCATCCCTATGATCCCCTCTGGGGTCACACTGCCCCTCAGTGCCAAAGTAATCATTTTCTAGGAGGGTGTCTAAACCTTCTTCTAATATATCAGAGAAGCCTCCTGCATATCCATTATAGTCCTCTTCCACTAGGTGGATCATATTATTTAATACTTTCAGTAATCTTTCTTTTTCTATCATACGTTATCCTCCCAATTAATAGTAGCAACAGTTTCCACATTTGAAATATACTTATATACTCCATAATATGCATAAGAGGGGTGATCCTTAATAAACTTCTCTATAGCTTCCTTAGTACCTACCTTAACCTCTGTACCAATACAATCATAATACTTAGTCACCCTACATCCTCACTATATATTTTAAATAGGCCATCATAATACCATCTTTAATCTTATTATACAAACTGTAAATACGATAACCTATAACTAACTTCTTAAACTCCCATGTATGGCTGTAACGTTTAATCAGTTTATCCTCTGGTAAGTTCTCTCCTGTATTCATATAATGTTTCATATATGTATTTAGTATTACATAACACCTTTCTTTATCACTCTTAAACTTCACTCTCTATCCACTCCAATATCTCCTCTACAATTTCATCTATTGTACCATCATTAGTTGTATTAAGCAAGTGTATATTACCATAAGCTTGTAACCAATCTCTACTATCGCCTAAGAAATCCTTCTTATCTCCTCTAGTGAATTGTACAATATATACATTCTCTTCTCCTACGACATCCACAACAGGGTATAACTCCTCTTGAAAACCCCCATCACTGCATACACTGCCGTCTTTATCTTCTCTAATAGAACCAGCAGTAGCTAGTCCGAAGTATCTATCTCCAAATCTAGGTTTAATTACAATCTCAGATACATATATTAATGCCTCTCTGGGAGAGATAGGGACATTGTAATTATCATCTATTGTAAATGCTCTATTAGATTTAGTGAGAGCTGTGATCTTATGAAACTCTGCACTTGGTATAGCTAGTGTTGCAACAGGCTCTTCTTTTAATACACGATGATTAGCTGCATATATAAAGGTATCTAAGTTCCAATTAAAGAGCGTAGCTGTACACTCATATAATTTATCTTTGAATCGTCTATGCTTAACTTCTTTTAGCTTACTACAAATAGTATCAGCAATGGTATCCTTCCCACTATCTTTGGGAGAGTTTAATATAATTACTTTGCCTAATAGATTAGTCATAATCTATTCCTCTTAATTAATGTTATATGCTCTTGTAAGCCTCTGTAAGCCACTCTTGTTTATACCCTAGCTACCCTACTACTAAACGCTAAACGTTGCTTAGGATGAAGATATGGAGCCTCTAGGGGTATGTTTTAGTCTCGTTTAAACTTAATCTCTTTGGTTAATATACTAGATAATACTTTACAGGGTTTCTCCAATAGATAATATAATCCTCCTAAGATTATAACAAACAGACCTAGTGGGTATAGAAGTGCAGCAGATAGTGCTGTAGACCAAGCCTCTCCATCGTAGTCTCTAGGTTCTTTGTTATCCAATACTCTATTAAGGATTATCCACAGACATAATGTTATTAAGCTAGGCAGTAGCCAGAATAATAGTAACCCCTCTGATACACTCATCATAGTCTCCTCTATAATTTATTAATAAACTCTTCAATTTCAACCCAATCATTACTGACAGTAGTACTTTCATTATTAAATATATCACTGCCTTGTAACTCTACGCTTTGTTCATATACTGTGTCAAACTTTATC